CCCGCCGTGCCGCAAGGATGCTGAATGCCGACGAGTCCGAAGTCAGCCTGATCGTGAATCAGGAGATACGAGACGAGCAGACCGGGCAGATGGTCAAGCTGAACGACCTCTCGATCTGCAACTTCGAAGTCTCCGTGGACATCGGCCCCAGTTACACCACGCTGCGACAGGAAGTGTCCGATCAGATGGAACGCTTCATCACCGCGGTTCCTGCGGCCGGTGCACTGACCGGCGACCTCATCGCGCAGATGCAGGACTGGCCGCTTGCCAAGCAGTTCTCAGAGCGCCTGAAGTACCTGTTACCGCCGGAGATCAGGGCCGCCGAAGATGCCAAGACCAGTGGCGAAGAACCGTTACCCGCCCACGTCGAGCAGCAGATGCAGCAGATGGACATGATGATCCAGCAGTTGCAGGCCCAGCTTCAGCAAGCCATGCCGGAACTGGAGAAGGCGCAGGTCGAATTGACCAAAGCCAAGATGGATGCCGACAGAGCCAAGGTCGAACAGGCCATGAACAAACAGGCCGACGAATTGAAGCGCGAGAAGGCCGCACTCGACTACGACAAGCGCGTCATGGCTCTGGAGAAGAGCGTCGACGATATGCGTACCGGTGTCGAACAGCAGGCCGGACAAGAAGTCGGTCAGATGCTCCAGGCCCATCAAGACATCATGACCCGTACGGAACAGGCCATGGCCGCATTCCAGTCCATCGGTCAACAGATCGCTCAGGGCATGGCACAGAACGGCCAGGCCATTCGGGAAGCCGTAGCAGCAACGAGTGCCAGTGCGGAACGGATCGCGCAATCAGCCGACATGATCACCGCTTTCATCAAGGCCGATCGCGTCGCCACCTTCGACGAGCAGGGCAACCCTGTGGGTATGCAGGTCGTCGGCTTCGGCGAAATCAGAATTCAGTAGGAGCACATCATGATCGACATCACCGACCGCGTGCGGGTGGAAGACGGCTGGAAACGCCTGCCCGATGGCACGCTAAGCCGAGACCGCGCCTGGTACGTCTACTGCCTGTGTCCCGTGCGTGGCGCGCGGGGCGAGATCGTGGACCGCTATGTCCGCGTCTCGATGCACGACACCGAAGCCGAGGCGGTCACCGCAGCGGGTGGCGTGGTGCCGACTGATGACGTGATCGACTTCGCGGAGATCTGACATGCCGTACCTGAACGACGACGTCCTCGACAACGGCTTGGCCTATGTCGTGACCAATGGTAGCCGCCTCGACATCTGCAGCCAGGAGCCCGCGAACTACACCGAGGCCACCAGCACCTACACGCTCGGCAACAAGACCAGCCTCACGGCCGGCAGCCTGCAGAACGGCGCGAGCAGCGGTCGACGCACGGTCATTCCCGCGATCACGGACGGCAGCGTGACCGGGACCGGCACCGCGACGCATTGGGCGTATTCCAAGACCAGCGCCACAGCCGCGCTGCTCGCCGCGCAGGCGCTGTCGTCGAGTCAGGCGGTGACGTCGGGCAACACGTTCACGCTCGACGCGATCTCGATCACGTTCCCGGATCCGGCATGATGCGCTTCGCCTTTCTAATCCTGGCTCTGTTCGTTAGCACTGCGCAGGCCCTGCCGTGCGACAAGCCGGGCGTGTTCGTCTGCGACTCGTTCGACGATGCGTCCGAGCTCGCCGGGACCCTCTACCCAGGCGATGCGACGCCGGTCGTCGAGGGCGGCATGCTCCGCTTCACCATTCCCTCGATGAGTGGGGCAAACGCAGGCGGTTGGTATGGCGTGCTCGATTGGCCAGCAGTGGGTCCAGGGCAGTCGCTCTATGTCGCATTCAAGGTCCGATCCGATGAAGTCACGCTGACCTCGCCCTGGCCTACAAGAAAGCTGCTCAACATCTGGCGCGGTTCGAGTTCCTGTACTGACCTGGAAATCGTCGACAGCTACAAGTGGAGCGGAAAGCCGTTTCTACAGCCGAATTACAATTGTGGCGCCAAGACGTTCGCGATCCCTGATCCCGCGAACTACCACAATCACATTTTCCAGACTGGAGATCACGACTGCCGGTATCACAACACCGGCCAGCCGCCGCAGGATTGTGCTATTTCTCGCCCCGATGTGTGGGAAGAGCACTACATCGAGATCACGCTAGGAGACTACGGCAAACCGAACAGCCGGGTCGTCTTCTGGCAGCGCGTCGATGGAGAGTGGAAACGCTACACCTACCGGGATGATGCGACGCTGAATGGCAGCGGACCGGGTTTCCACCGAGCCATGTTGACGGTCTACATGACCGGCAAGAAACCGACCGAGCACCCCGTGGGGCGCGTCGATTACGACTATTTCGTGATGTCTCGACAGCCGTTCCGCGATGCCCTCGATGCATCTGTAGAGCCGCCAGCCGAATCGACTCCAGTTCCGCCAGTGACAACAGAGCCCACCGACTGTGCATGCACATGCACATGCGCGTGCAAGTGCCCGGTCAAGCCGGCCGAACCAGCGCCGGAACCGCCAACGAGCGCCGCCCCGGCCTGGGTCGCCGACCTCGAACCGGGCGTGTGGACCCCTATCTCTTTGAACACGATGACGGATGTCGATCCAAAGCTAGATCCGAAGCTCAACCCTAAAGCCCCCGGCAACGCAGCGTGGTCAGCGAATAGCGGGCAGATGTGCGTGATCGCCTGCTGGAATGGCGGCGCACTCGCCACAGGCTATGGTGAACACGGATCATTGCTGCTCTACGGCGGCGGGCACGCTGGGTATTCCGGGTCTGAGGTCTACGCTTTTGACCTCTCCACGCGTCTGTGGCACCGCGCAACCGATCCTTACACAGGGGCGTTAGCGCCGTGGATGGACAAAGACCCGATGACCCCGGACAACAAAGGCATCTATCCGGACGGATCGCCGCTACCACCGCACACCTATTCAACCGTTGGTTACATCCCGCGCACGAACGAGTTCTACATGATGCGGGGGATCTACGATCTGTTGATGGGCTCTGATGCAGCCAATGTGAAACGGGCCTATTTTCTCGACCTCGATACGAAACAATGGCGGCACACCGAGGAACACACCGCCGCCGCTTTGTCTGGTGGATCAGCGGTCTACGACGAAGCACGCGATCTGATCTATCAGCTTCCAAGTTACAACATGCCGATGACGGTCTACGACAACGTGACTGGAGAATATCGCTACGGCTACAAGATGTCAGGGATACCAATCGATCTCGCGACTGCGATCGACCCGGTGCATGACCTTCTCGTGATCGCAGCGTGGCGTTCATGCTCGACGCGCTGTCCGGTCTATATCCGAGATCTGAAGAATCTCGATGCCCCATTGAAAGAAATTGTGCAGGGCGGCGAAATCCCTGTGCGCAGGGGTGGGATGGGGCTGCAATGGTCTGATCGCCATCAAGGACTGCTGTACAACCATGGTGCGCACATTTCTGTGCTGACTAAGGACAGCCCCGATCCTGCGGATCTTAATTGGACTTGGAAACAGATTTCGATAGGCGACGTAGTGCCGGAAGGCACAACTAACTCGACCGGAACCTATACGCGATTTCAAGTTGCGAAATATGGGAAGGAAGAAGTCGCCATTGTGGTCAACCGCAACAACGGCCCGGTCTACGCGATGAGGCTGCCCTGATGGCTGACGTGCTACACAGAACGACGCGAGAGTACCGGCAGAGCGTCAACACGCCGGACTATCCGATCGAGGACTGGATCATCGATCCCGATCTCTCGGCTGTAACCGGCTTCGATTCGCGTTACTGGATCGTCACAGGCGATACGGTTGCGCTGCTATCCGAAAGCGAGCGCCAGGCGCTTGACCTCGCCGATGAAGCCAGCCGACTCGATACTCTGGCTGCGGAGATCGAGCAGCAGCAAACTATCATGCGCGCGCTCGCGGAAGTGTTGCTCGACGAACTCAACCGGCACGCGCTGAAGATGAACGCGCTGCTGGACGGGATCGACGGGGCATCGAACCTCGCTGCGATGAAGGCAGCGGCGGGCGCCATCACCGATCACCCGACACGCACGCTGCGCGAGTTGCGTGACGCCATACGGAGCAAGCTCTAATGGCGACCGGTACGATTCTGTTGCCGATTCTTGCCGCCATAGGCGATCC